CCCTATTGCAAATTTGTACGAGGTTTAGGTTTATTTTGCTGCCGGGCATTCTACAGGATAAGTGCCTAGGAATCCTATGCCACAAAAAAATTATAGACAGACTATTTCTACGGTTATATATAATATATAAATATAATCTATATACAGACTGTAAACATAATCTATATATAGACTGCGCCTAGTGCTGCCATTGTTTTTTCTGTACTATGTCTGGTGAGGCGCTAAGTCTCCCGGCGCCTCCGGTGGGGTTGAGCTACCTCCCTAGCTCCCCCACCGTCATTACCTTGGGAGTGGGAGGTAAAAATGGGCAACATAATACAATTTCCTCGTGGTGAAGGTTTGGATGAAGAATCAGATCTGGACCCGAATGAAATGCTCGCGGTTTTGCGGGAGGAGGTCTCCATGACCGAAGCTATTGTTGTCGGCTGGACTGATCAGGGAAACCTTTTCATGGCCACATCCCACGGAAAGGCTCCTGACATGGTTTTTTTACTTGAGTTGGCAAAATCTGTGCTAATGAACAGGTGTGTCGGCGAGGATGAGTGATGGAGCTTTATACCTTTTTTGTCTTCTTCTCCGTAATAGTGACACCGGAAGGCGAAATAAAAACGTTTTCAAAGAACGTAACTGAGTGTCCGACTCGTGAGATTGTTCTGGAGCTGCACAAGCCTAGACTTGACAGGGGTGAGATAATTGATTGGTCTGCCACATGCCTGACAACAAAACTTCCTCTGGACACCACGGTTAAGGGTTTAAAAACATAACATGGGTCAAATGACGGCGATAAATCAAAAGATAGCCAACTTACCTGATGACCAAAAGAAGGAAATACTTGATCTTCTTAACGAATTAGAAGAGGCCAAGTTAAAAGAGGGGTCCAGAACGGACTTCCTGACCTTCGTGAACAAGATGTGGCCATCATTTATTGCTGGAAGACATCACGCCATAATGGCGGATGCGTTTGAGAGGGTGGCAAAAGGTGAGCTAAAGCGCCTTATTGTCAATATGCCGCCTAGACACACCAAGTCTGAGTTCGCTTCATACCTGTTTCCGGCTTGGTTTCTTGGCAGATACCCCGAAAAAAAGATTATCCAGACGGCACACACAGCAGAACTGGCTGTTGGCTTTGGACGTAAGGTGAGAAACCTGATCAATCAGGAAGACTTCCAAGGCGTCTTTCCCGGCATATCCCTGTCTTCTGACTCAAAAGCTGCCGGAAGATGGAACACAAACAAGCGTGGCGACTATTTTGCTATCGGTGTTGGTGGTGCTGTTACAGGTAAGGGCGCCGATGTTCTGATTATTGATGACCCGCATTCAGAGCAGGAGGCCGCCTTAGGGGCTTATAACCCAGAAGTGTATGACAAGGTCTATGAATGGTACACATCAGGACCTCGACAGCGTTTACAGCCGGGTGGTGCGATCATTGTAGTGATGACAAGGTGGTCGGTCAGGGATCTAACCGGACAGATCATGAAGTCTGCCACACAGAGAGAGGGCGCCGATGACTGGGAAATCATTGAGTTCCCGGCAATTATGCCATCTGGTGACCCATTGTGGCCTGAGTTCTGGCCCCTTGATCAGCTTGAGGCACTAAAAGCAGAACTTCCGGTGTCCAAATGGTCAGCACAGTACCAGCAGGACCCAACTTCAGAAGAAGGGGCGTTGATAAAGCGAGAATGGTGGCGTGAGTGGGACAGAAATAGTCCGCCACCGTGTGAAGCAATCATCCAAAGCTGGGACACTGCGTTTTTGAAAACGCAACGAGCTGACTATTCTGCCTGTACCACATGGGGAATCTTTCATCACCCTGATGAAGAGGGAAGAACTGTACCAAATTTGATATTATTGGATGCATACAAGGAAAAACTTGAATTTCCAGACTTGAAACGTGCCGCATATGACAAATATTGGGAATATGAGCCTGATCAGATGATTGTTGAGGCCAAAGCAGCAGGTTCTCCACTTATTTTTGAGCTTAGGGCCATGGGAATACCCGTAACGGAGTTTACACCGTCCCGTGGACAGGATAAGATAGCCAGAGCTAATGCGGTAAGTGATCTTTTTGCGTCAGGTGTTATATGGGCGCCGCCAACAAGATGGGCGGAAGAGGTTATTGAGGAGTGCGCTGCGTTTCCTGCTGGGGAGCATGACGATTTAGTTGACTCTACAACGCAGGCCTTGTTGAGATTCCGTCAGGGGGGTTGGATTAGGAGTTCAATGGATGAATGGGAAGACGAACCAAGCTACAAACGGCCTGTCGAATACTACTAAAACAAAAATTTTAAGATATGTTTTGCATCAGGATGTAGAAAAATACGAAGATATGGGTTGGAGGGTTACCGGTGACCTGTCCCACTCCCACCATGGTCAATATTCTGTTATCATGCAAGCACCGGACAAAAAATAGGACTGATACACAATGGCTGTAGAAAAACAGATGACACCCGCCGATTTCGATATAGAAGAAACGGATGAGGTGGAGATTCAAGTTGTAAACCCTGAAGCAGTTTCTATTGAGGCCGATGGCGAGGAAGTGGTTATTGATTTCACTGGTGAGTTCACAGAAGAGCTTATCGGCCCAGATCATGATGCAAACCTAGCCGAATATATCGAAGATGCTGATCTTGAGGCACTGGCCTCTGAATTGGTTGAGGATTTTATTGCTGATAGGCAGTCTCGCAAAGACTGGGCGCGGTCATATGTTAAGGGTCTAGATCTGCTTGGAATGAAAATCGAAGAGCGTACTCAGCCATGGGCTGGTGCAGCAGGCGTATTTCATCCAGTTCTGACAGAAGCCGTTGTCCGTTTCCAAGCTCAAGCCATGAGCGAACTTTTTCCTGCGTCTGGTCCTGTACGCACAAAAGTTATGGGCAAAAAAGATCAAGAGAAGCTTGATCAGGCGCAGCGTGTTGAGACAGAAATGAATTATCTTCTTACTGAGGAGATGAGTGAGTATCGTGATGAAACAGAGCAGATGTTGTTCCGCCTTCCCCTCGCTGGATCAGCATTCAAAAAAGTTTATTACGATCCCATCATGGAGCGCCCATGTGCGATGTTCGTTCCTGCGGAAGACTTTGTTGTGTCATATGGAGCCGCTGACCTAGCTACCGCACCTCGTTATACGCATGTGATGAAGAAGACGCCGAATGAGATTGCTGAGCTTCAGTTCAATAACTTTTATCTTGATGTAGAGTTGCCTGCGCCTGAAGCAGATTATTCCGACATTCAGGAGAAGTATGATGAGATTGATGGTGAGACAGCTGTTATTGAGGACGATGATCGTCACACCATTCTTGAGGTCCATGCTGATCTTCTAATGCCTGAGCCTTTTGACGATCCAGATGGTTTAGCACGTCCATATGTTGTAACAATTGATAAGTCCAGTTTGACAATCTTGTCGATACGGAGGAACTGGTATGAAGAAGATATTAAAAAGCGCAAGAGAGCGCACTTTGTTCACTATAGATACCTACCGGGACTTGGGTTTTATGGAACGGGTCTTATTCACCTTATTGGTGGTCTTGCTAAAAGCGCCACAAGTATTCTTAGACAGCTTATTGACGCGGGTACGCTATCCAATCTCCCTGCTGGCCTCAAAGCTAGGGGACTTCGCATTAAGGGCGATGATTCGCCTCTCATGCCGGGTGAGTTCAGGGACGTGGACGTGCCGGGGGGTGCGATTAGGGATTCAATTGCATTCCTTCCTTACAAGGAGCCATCATCGGTACTCTACCAGCTTCTCGGAAACATCGTGGAAGAGGGGAGACGGATTGGCTCCGTTGCTGATGTACAAGTCGGAAATCTTAACCCACAAGCGCCGGTCGGGACGACCTTAGCCTTGATGGAGCGAAGCATGAAGGTGATGTCTGGTGTTCAGGCACGTCTTCACGCAGCGCTAAAGAATGAGCTACGCATTCTGGCAAAGATCGTAAAAGATTATATGCCAGCAGAATATATCTATGATATGGAGGGTGACTTTAGCCGCCAACAAGACTTTGATGGACGAGTTGATGTTATCCCTGTATCAGATCCGAATGCGTCCACAATGGCACAGCGCGTTGTGCAGTATCAGGCGGCTATGCAGTTAGCTCAGCAGGCCCCTAATTTGTACAACATGGGTAAGTTGCATCGGCAAATGCTAGAGGTTCTTGGTATTAAGGATGCTGAAGAAATTATCAAGCTCCCAGACGATATTAAGCCAGCAGATCCGGTCACAGAAAACATGGCCGTCCTGAAGCAGGAGCCTGTGAAGGCATTTAAGTATCAGGATCACGAGGCACATATTCAGGTTCATATGGCTGCTATGCAAGATCCAAAGCTTCAAGAGATTGTGGGGCAAAGTCCTTTTGCTGCTGCAATACAAGCGGCCATGGCGGCTCACATTACTGAGCATGTTGCGTTCCAGTATCGCAAGGAAATTGAAAAGAATCTTGGTGTGGCAATGCCTGATGAAGAGAAGCCTTTGCCAGAAGATGTTGAGCTTGAGATTTCTCGACTTGCATCAGAGGCGGCGCAAAAGCTACTCCGCAAGGATCAGGCTGAGGTGGCTCAAAAGCAGGCCATGCAGCAACAGCAGGACCCACTTACTCAAATTCAACAGCGTGAACTGGCCTTGAAAGAGGCTGAGTTTGAGCATAAGAAGCAACTTGATGTAGCCAAATTGCAGGCAGATATGCAGGTAAAAGAGGCAAACATTGAACTTCAGGAAGATAGACTGAAGTCTGAAGAGAGACGTGAAGGCGCCCGCCTTGGCGTTAAGGTAGCAACCGAAGCCGACCAAGCCCGCAGAGCAGATATGAAAGATGGGATTGATCTTGGTCGTGAAATGGCAAGGGAGATGAGTGATGATGGAAGTAATCAGGGATAAAATAAGGAATTACATGAATGATATCGCTGACCATATGGCCGGTGGCGGATGCCAAAACCATGAAGAGTATGTTCGGCTGGTCGGCAAAGTCGAGGCGCTTGCGCTTATCGAACGTGATATCCTTGATTTGGAACAAAGGCTTGAAGAGGCCTGACACTTCCGTAACTCAAAATAATGAGTTATATTGTATTTGTGGAGACTTTCAGGGACAACCTGCAAGGTACTGTGAACCTAAATCACTGCAAAAGGAACAGAAATGTATTCTGCTGAAAAAACGGTTGAATCTTCAACTGCCAAAAAAATACCAGAGCCATCTGGGTACAAACTCTTAATTAAGCCACTTGAGGTTAAAGAAAAAACAGATTCCGGAATTTACATGCCCGATGCACTGAAGAACGCAGAGCAAACTGCGTCAGTTATTGGATTTGTAGTGAAGGCTGGGCCAGATGCGTATATGGACACTGAAAAGTTTCCTCATGGCCCTTACTGTAAAGAAGGTGACTTCGTAATTTTTCGCTCTTATTCCGGCACACGGTTTAAGGTCGATAAACAGGAGTTCCGTCTTATCAATGATGACACCGTTGAGGCTGTTGTCGATGACCCAAGGGGATACACAAGAGCATGAATAATACAGCTGAGAAAATCGAAGAAGATCTAACGGACGCAGAGTTGGACAATTCTGATTTTGAGGTGGACATCGTTGATGACACCCCAGAGGAAGACAAGCCACGCCGTGCGGAAGACACTGAAGCGCAAATACCGGAAGACGATGAAATTGCAAGCTATGGCGAGAATGTGCAGAAGCGCATTAAGCAGCTAAAGTTTGAGTATCATGAGGAGCGCCGCCGTAAGGAAGAGGCCGCAAGGCTGCAAGACGAGGCGGTTGACTACGCTCGCAAGGTTTATGAGGAGAACCAGAAACTACGGAAAACTCTCGAAGAGGGTGAAGGTGTTCTGGTACAGCAGGCTAAAAGTCGTGTTGAGGCTGAGCTTGAACGTGCTAAATCTGCTTATAAAGAAGCCTACGAAACAGGCGACCCAGATAAGTTAATTGAAGCACAAGAAAAGCTCAATTCTCTGCAAAATGAAAAATTTAGGGTTGAGTCATACAAGCCAAAGCCGCAAGAAGTTCAGGAAGAGCCTGTCCAGTTGCGGCAGAAGCCAAAGGTTCCAGAGCCAGACGCAAGGACAAAGGCGTGGGCATCACAGAACGAATGGTTTGGTAATGACTCTGAAATGACAGGATATGCCTTTGGTGTGCATGAGTCTCTGGTAAAGCAGGGAATCAACCCACAATCACAGGCAGATGAGTATTATAACCGTATTGACCAATCTATGCGTCAACGGTTTCCAGACAAGTTTGGTGAGCAGCAAGTTGAGGCTGCACCTGTTCGTCAAGCTGGTTCCGTGGTTGCCCCCGCTGGGCGGAGTGCAAAAAAACCACGCAGAGTGCAATTAACCTCAACACAAGTCGCTCTCGCCAAGCGCCTTGGCCTTTCGGCAGAACAATATGCGGCGCAACTCTTGAAGGAGGCATCTAATGTCTAACAGAACCCCACGCTCAAGCGAGTCTCGTGAAGTCAAGGCTCGTAAAAAAACATGGCAAAGACCGGGCATTCTGCCTACCCCCGAACCACGCGAAGGTGTTGAATATCGCTGGATTCGCACATCAACTTTGGGTAATGCAGATAACACCAATGTTTCGTCTAAATTTCGTGAGGGTTGGACGCCAGTTAAGGCA